CACGTGCCGTTATTGGCTGGTCAATGTCGCCACGCATGACGGCGCAACTGGCCTGCGATGCCCTGCAGATGGCGCTGTGGCGGCGTAAGAGGCCCCGGAACGTTATCGTTCACACGGACCGTGGAGGCCAGTACTGTTCAGCAGATTATCAGGCGCAACTGAAGCGGCATAATCTGCGTGGAAGTATGAGCGCAAAAGGTTGCTGCTACGATAATGCCTGCGTGGAAAGCTTCTTTCATTCGCTGAAAGTGGAATGTATCCATGGAGAACACTTTATCAGCCGGGAAATAATGCGGGCAACGGTGTTTAATTATATCGAATGTGATTACAATCGGTGGCGGCGGCACAGTTGGTGTGGCGGCCTCAGTCCGGAACAATTTGAAAACAAGAACCTCGCTTAGGCCTGTGTCCATATTACGTGGGTAGGATCACGCAGGGGTCGGCCCATTTGAGCTTCAGATAGGAACGTTTGAATTCCTTTCACAAAATACATCACATACTGAACGTGAACATTCCCACTTTGATCTTAAGGCCAAAAAGTATGCAGGACTAATGATTTTTAGGGATAGCTTGAGAGTATTACCTTATGGTCGAGTAGATAATGATTTCTTCCAGATAGAAGAAAGACGTTCATGGAATGCAGGGCGATATTATTGGTCTAATAGAAGGATTTTTGGTTATATTGGAATTACTCAATCCAGTAATAAAGAGCTGAAAGATAAGTCGGGGAGAGAGGGATTCATAAGAAACCAGGCTGCAAGAGAACTGAAAACTATTATATCTAATTTGTTAACTGAACTTGCTGATAGATTTTTTGGTTCACGTTCTGATGACCGTAAAGAGCTTTTAGAACAAGTTAAGCGTGAAAAAAGAGTTAAGAAAATCTGCTCAACAACAAGCTCGAAAATCAACACAAAAAAAGTTTTTCAGAAGCTTTGAAGAATCAGACACCAGTTCTTGATGCTTCCTTGGAGGCTGTTAAAAGGCTGAAAACTAAGCTTGATAAAACTGATGGTTCGTTAGATTTAAACTATCTTAAAATTATAGACAGTGATCTTACAAACTTAGATGCGTTGCGCAGTGAAATTAAAACGCCTATCAAACCTCCAAAACTTGGAATGTATGAAGAGAAATATAGAGACTACAGAGATAAATTTAATGAGTTCTCTGCGTATATTCTACAAATGAAGTTAGCAATTAATAAACTTGATTCTGAATTAAATAAACTTGAGCCTTCATTGTCAGCGAAAAATCACCTTGAAAAAAATCAAGGTATTATTAATTCTAAACTAACTAAGTTTAATAACACGATAGAGGAGAAGATACATTCTCTTTTAAAAAAATGGGCCGATGAAATAAAGGTTGATCGAAGTGATTATTATGCTAAAACTATATCAGTTGTTGATTCAATAGATAATGATTCACAAATTGAAAATGTGTTTAATTTGCTCGATAGTTTATATGTTGAGTCAGTTGATACCCTAACTTTCAAATATCAATCAATAATAAAAGGTCTCGATAGATTATTTGAAGGTATAAACTTAGATTCAGCATTCTCATTATCTGAAGAAGAACGCTCATATTTTGAAGAAAAAGCTAAAAGTTTAAACGCGCTTGCACAGTTAGGTATTAGTGTTGAGATAATATCTCATGAACTTGAAGAAATGGATTCTATGGTAACCAGAGGACTAAACTCTCTTCCTACTTCTGTAAAAGAACACCCTGGTTTTTCATTGGCGTTAAATGCTCACAGATCGCTTACTCAACAAATACGTTTCTTATCACCTTTGAAAATATCAGGTTATCAATCCAGGCAGAGAATAACTGGAAAAAATATCATGGATTATGTCCTGAAGTTCTTTGGGGAGCGTTTCGAACGGCAACGAATAACTATTGAATTTAGTGAAGAGTTTAAGCAAATCGCAATAACAGATATACCATCAAGGATCTATCCTGTTTTTACTAATATTATCAACAATGCAATGTATTGGGTCAGTCTGTCAAATAATAGGCTCATAAAGATTGGTTTTGTGAATTCTTTGGTTATCATAGCAAATTCTGGTCCGGCAATTGATACCGATGATATCCCGCGACTATTTGAACTATTTTATAGCAAAAGAGCAAATGGACATGGGGTAGGTCTGTATCTATGTCGAGAAAACCTTGCTGTTGCACATCATAAAATATGGTATTCAGAACCTGATGAAGGCGATAACTATTTAATAAAAGATGGCGCTAATTTTGTGATCCAGTTCAATGGAGTGGAGTTCTAATATGACAGTGGCAAATTATAATTCTCTTGTCCAGAAAACTTTCTGCGAAAATGCAATTCGTTCCGTTGTCATGATTGATGACGATTTTCTGACGTATTCTGAATCAATCAGGGCGTTGAATAACGAAGTTGATTTAGACTACAACAAAATTGACTCATCTAAACGAGCCGCTACTCTTGAGAGCTTTTTTCAATCTAAGAATATGATTTGTGATGTTGACAATGGTTCTGTTAATTTCGATGTGGATCGGATTAGAAAATCAGATCTTATTATTGTAGATTATCATCTTGATAATAATGCACCTGATAAAACACTTAAACTATTACAAGATTTGAAAGACTCCGATCATTTAAATATGATTGTAATATATACTAGAGAGAATTTAGAAACGGTTTGGATGCAGATATCATCGACTCTCAAAGGTGCTCTGGATATCAACAGCTTGATCATTGACTACGATAATGAAGATGTCCAAAGTTATTGGGAAGACGTTGTATTACCGAACTTAAATGATAATGGTAATAAAGCTCTCACAAGAGATGAAACAATAGCCTATATTAAAGACAGTAAGCCTTGTAGAAGAATTAAAAGATTAATACATGATGATGCTGTGTTGGAGGATCAAAAGGATAAAAACTTCATTGCAAAAATGATTGCAGAATATGCTGTGTCTAGAAATGCAATTATTTCTAGCAACACATCTGGCAATGTCATTCGGGGTGATGAAAGCGGAGTAAAATGGATTCAATGTGGTAATATCTTTGTCTCCCTATTTCATAAGGTTCAAGATGATCATGAAAACGATGGAGATAGGATTTGGCAAACTCTCAATGATTCTCTCATTGAATGGAAACCATCTTATTATCAGTTAATAAAATCTGAAATTCAGAATGCAATCGAAGCTGAGGCTTTATCTTTTGTAAATCATTTGGCTAACGATCATTACGGTCAAGCTGCGTGGTTAAATGAGATATTAAAATCAGACTCGCCTGATATTAGATGTAGAAATATTGACTTTGTATTTGGTAATTTATCAGAAGAGCTTTATCAAAGACTTAAAAATAATAATACGCTGGATGAATTTATCAAAAGTGTTTTTGATAGCTATTCAAATGAATACGCTAACAGCGGAGTTGCTGCATTGCTCCAATATTGCTCTTCAAAAATGGATCTGCCATCAAATAATGATACTTATCACGAAATGTATCATGCTTTAAATATGAATTTGTCTTCAAAGAATTTTGAAGATGGTCATATTTCTACTGGCACTATTTTCTTTGATACAGAGTCGAACAAATGGTATTTATGTGTATCTGCGGCATGTGATTTGGTTCCTACTCAGGGTAACGACCCTCACCATGTAAGATTAAGTCCGCACAGGCTCATTAAAGTTCTGGAGCTTTTTAACGCCAGTCAGAGTAAAGCATTGCCATTTGCTGAACATTCGAAATATATATATGTAATGCATAAAAATCAAAGAAAATATCTCTCTATTTTCGAAGGGGATAAAACGCTTCCTGTTGTTGATTATATGGTGGTGTTGAATCATGGAACAACAGTTGATGGCGAAGAAAAAATATTATTTCTGCCGTGTTTTTAAGTAATATGGATGGCAACGTGCAAAATGTTCCTGTCCGACTCAAACTTAAATCTCAACTGAGAACTGGTTATGCAGAAAGATATCAGGCTATAGCGTCTCAGTATAGCTCAAGGATTGGTGTGGATTATGTATCAATGATGCTACCATAATTATTATATTTTAGGCGTGGTGATTTTTTTTCGCCATGCCTATTTTATATTTATCATCACAATGATGTTGTTTATTTTTGTTTAAGTCTTCTAAGCTTCATGCATTCTAATGAGAATAATAATAGAGTTGTGCTGTATATAAAGCCAGAGTTAGTTAATAACTTTAAATTTAATGCTTCAGGATTTTCACTGAGAAAGTGAAAGGCATAAACTAAGTATACAGCTAAAGTAGCCGTTCCAATTGTTGGTCCAATATCGCCTTGATCATGAGGTTCAAGGTTTACATTGAACTTGAAGATTAGCCATTCAAATCCCCAAAGTAAAAAAAACAACTAATATCATGGCTGCGAATAATTTCGCGATGTTATCTGCTGATGGATTCATCAGAACAGATTGTTTCTGAAAAAATTCACAAAGTGAGAGTCCGAAAAAAATAAAAAAAGTGGTCTGGAACTAAATTTTTCAAAAACTTTGAATAGGGTTTCCATTTTCTTTACCTTCAGGATTATATTAGCTATTCTGATACTTAGGCTACCAGAGCATTTGATCTTTGAGCTTGAACGTAATCACTCCACCATTGCATCAAACTCTGTCGCTCTATCAGATATTCTGCACGATTGTATGCTGCGATAATTTCATCTTTTTTCGAGTGGGCAAGCGCTGCCTCAAGAACTTCAGCTCTGAATTTACCAGACTCCTCTGCCGCTGTTCGTGCAATAGAACGCATACCGTGAGCTACAAGCTCGCCTCCGAACCCCATTCGGATGATAGCTGCGTTGGCTGTTTGTTCATGCATATGATTAAGAGGCGCTTTTATGCTGGGGAAAACCCATTCTCTATGCCCACTTATTGATTTCATTAATTCAAGGATGCGCAAAGCTTCTTTACTCAAAGGAACTTTGTGAAGCTTTTTCATTTTCATGAAATCAGCAGGAATGTTCCAAATGCTGTTGGTTGTATCAATATCAGACCACCTTGCGCGAACGGCTTCACCCGGACGAACCCATGTCAACAATTGCCATTCAATTAGCATACGTGTTTCCAACCGGATTGACGCATTCGTCAAAGATTCCATAAACCTTGGCAATTCGCTTGGGGGAAGGGCAGGCATATTTTGCTTTTTTGGTTTACTGAATCTTTGACCAAGGTTGTCAGCCGGGTTGAACTCAATAAGTTCTTCAGTAGCTGCCCACCGGAAGATTTCATTCAGACGTGAAATGATACGGCGTAGAGTTTCCAATACGCCTCGTTGCTCAATAGGATCAAGGTGTTGTTTTAAGAGCTTAGGTCGGATCTCATTGATAGGGACATTACCCAGACCGGGAAAGACATTTCTCTCTAAGCTGCGCCAGATGTCTGCTGCATGGTCTTGTGAGATACCTGATGTCTTTACCTTCTCATCTAACCATTTCCGCGCTACGGCTTGGAGAGTGTGCTCAGTAGCACTCTTTAATGCCTTCGCCTTATCGTTGTTATGGATTTGGGGATCAACACCATTTGCCAGAAAGGAGAGATATTCATCACGTAAGGCTCTGGCTCTTGCAAGGGTAAGGTGAGGATATGTCCCAAGGCTCATTTTGGTTCTTTTCTTGCTCACTGGTACTGCATACCTGAAATACCAATTTTTCTTGCCTCCTTTCGCCAAAGGAGCGATTCGTAGAATCAGACCATCACCGTCAAACAAGTTGATTTCTTTATCGGCTGGCTTGGTGCTTTTGATTTCAGTGTCAGTGAGCTTCTTAGCGATTTTTGCCATTTTGGGACCCTCGGTTTTTGGACCCTTCTTAGTGGGTCCCATTCAGGGTGCCATAACTCGTAGTTCTCAGCAATTCTCACTGGACGACAATAGACGTAAAAAAGCCCGCAGAGCTTGTGCTGTGTGGGCTTAGTAGACTTCATTGAACTTCAAACAACTAAAAAGTGGTGGAGCTGGCGGGAGTTGAACCCGCGTCCGAAATTCCTACATACCATTTTCACTATAGCAAAAACATTAACTTGCGTTTAAAATCAGTAAGTTAGTATTATCTTGTGTTTGTCCGTTTTACTCATTTTTAATGTTCTGTCGCCAATCTGTCGCCATTGTAGGTCAACGAAGGTTGAGCCTTCCCTTTGTTTGTTACAATTTCATCAAAGATAGCTGGATTATTATCTTTCAGTAATCTTGCTAGTATAATGATTTGCCCAGACGAGCCATCATCCTTGAATGAAAGGAAATTATCGGTAATATCAAGAATATCAATGGTAAATTTGAAGTAGGTTTCAATTGTATCGCCAAGTTCAATGCTGGACATGAAGTTAGTAATCATTTCATATCCATCAAAGTATAAAGTTGCATGTTCATTTAACTCCATGGGAGTTAGGCAAAGCATTCGATTAAGTTCGGATAAGTGTTTTTCTATTGAATGAAGAGATTGCATTTGACGGATTAAAACTTCGGCAAACTGAGAGCCACGATTAGATGAATGTATCTTCTCTAGGTTTTTTAGTATATCAACCCAGTGATTATTTACTTCACGTATGTATTCTTTATCTGTATTTTTAGGCCGTCCCTTCTCTGGTGAGCTATTTATGAAAATATATCTATATAGATGTATTGGGTAGTTTATTTTATAACTTATCTCTTTAGTACCATAATGACGTTCGCGTTTAATGGTTTTGTTAGGTAAATTGGTGAAATAATCAGTAACGAACTTTAAATGGCTATAGTAGCTATCAGATAGATTCTTTTGCTTGGTTTCCTCAATTTGTCGGTTTGTTTGAACTGTGCGGTGTATGTTTGCTACGACAGCAACAAATGGTATGGACAAAGAAAGTAAGGCGATAGGAAGCTTGCTAATTGCAATGAAATTATTAAAGCCCTCACTATCAAATTGAGGGGAATGTCCAAGCCAGGAAAATATACCAAAGTATATCGCTGAAAATACAGGAATCCTAAGTGATTGTTTAAATAAGTATTGACTTGTTAATGGCCTTTCATCCATGTTAAAGCCTTTTTTTGATACGCATAGATATAATTCAAGGCATATATATAAAAAATATATTATGATAAGTAAGTACGATATCCATGGGTATTGTTGGATATAGTTATTAACAAGCACTTTCTAATTTTCTCCATCCAAGGTTAGCAAGAGGATTTTTGGTTACAGCATCTTCCAGATGGTCGGGAGCGAAGTGGGCGTAAATCATTGTCATTTTTATATCGACATGGCCCAGAATATCGCGCAGCACCAGTATGTTTCCGCCATTCATCATAAAGTGACTTGCAAATGTATGTCGTAATACGTGTGTGCATTGCCCTTCTGGTAGCTCGATACCAGCTCGTTTTACCGCACGTTCAAAAGCTTTCCTACAAGGTGTAAATAATTTTCCCCTATTCTTAGGCAGTTCTTCATATAAATCCTTTGAAATAGGCACTGTTCGGTTTTTCTTTCCTTTAGTCTTGGTATAAGTGATACGGTATTTTGATACCTGATGACTCTGTAGGTTTTCGGCTTCGCTCCAGCGTGCGCCGGTGGCCAAGCATATTTTTGCAATCATCAGCAGACTGGGGCTTTGAGAATCAGCACAGGCATCCAGCAGACGTTTAATTTCTTCCGGGGTCAGGAACGCCAATTCACCCTCAGCAATTTTAAATGTTGGCAGCCCAGCAAGCGGGTTGGGGGCTGACCAGTGGCCCAGCTTTTTCAGTGTACCAAAAACAGATGATAGGTTGCGCTGTTCAAGATTTACCGTGCGGGGCTTAACGGGCGACATAAGCGTGCCATCTTCATTTCGTACTTCACCTTTTAACCGTGCTTCGCGGTATTTCGTAAACTCACCAGCTGTCAGTTCTGAGGCGATGGGATCGCCTAGACCATTACAGATAATTCTAAGTTTCGCCATGAGGCGCTTGGGGTCTGCGAGTGTTTGACCATACAGGGAATACCACAGCTCAATTAATTCTGATAGATGTCGCCGATCTTCCTTTTCCCCTAGCCATGGTTTTTTGTTCACTTCTTCCATTGTGAAGCTTTCAAACGCAATGGCTTCGCCTTTGGTAGCAAATTGCTTACGCACGCGCTTACCATTGCGTCCATTGGGATAGCACTCACACAACCATTTTCCGTTCGGCTGTTTTCTGATGGTCATAAGTTAGAGGTTCTTGATTACTTTGACTGCACGTCCTACGACTTCCACATCATCTACAGAACATTCAAATGAAGTGTCATCTTGGTTAACTACTATTTTGTTTCCGGGTATGCGCGCAATTTTGACGATGCTTTTAACTCCGTCCATATCGACTAACCAGAAGCCATTACTGACTTGTTTAACAGACGTATCCACTACAAAGCTATCATTAGCTGTTTTAACAAATAAAGCGTTGGATGAGTCACCATCGAGCAGGCTGCTATCAAGAAGAATTTCATCACTTGGCTGCAGTTCGCCGTTCTTCAGTTCAACACGTTTGATGCTAGGAGCAACGATCTTAGAAAGTGGTCTTACAGTGACGGGAGGTTCATTTTTGAGATTTGTTTCTTCGTTCTCACACGCATACATATCTCCTTGACCAGTAGCCAGCCATAGAAGGGAAACTCCTGTTTCAAGGGCACATTGGATTACCCATTCGGCAGGAAAGCTATCCCTTAAGTATCTGTTAGCCATAGTGCTTTTTGATACTTCCAGATGTTCGCAGAGCTGCTGTCGTGAGCTGAAGTTGTAAGCCTTAATAAGCCTATTAATCGCATCGCGCCCACCACTATCATTCCCCGCCTTGATTAAACTCATAATCAAACCTCTTGACGCATATAAAAAGTGATCTTAATATCCATTCATGGTTTGAAAAGCAAAACCAAACCACATAAAACAAGATAAAACGAAACCAAACTAAGAGATACTGCACTATGAGTACTGATATTTCAATTCGTGTACCAAAAGAGATGGCAACGCCTGCTGAGTTCGCGGAATGGGAAGGTATCTCCCGCGGCTCCGTGTATCAAAAAATTCACCATGGTCAGCTTGCTAAATACATGGTCAAGAAAGAAAAAACAAAGGCCGCGTAAGCCTGCGTTATTTAATGTACAAAACCGATCAGGTCCGTGAATCCCTCGGTCATTCCAACTTCCGCGTCATTGTTGGTAAGTAAGTTCAATTATGAGAACTTTCTAAGGGGGTAGCATGTTTGATTATAAGATTTCCAAACACCCGCATTTTGATGAAGCCTGTAGAGCTTTTGCACTTCGTCACAATATGGCGAAGCTGGCAGAACGTGCAGGAATGAATGTCCAGACTCTGCGAAACAAACTCAACCCAGATCAACCGCATCAGCTCAATGCGCCAGAAATCTGGCTGCTTACCGATCTGACTGAAGATTCAACGCTGATAGATGGTTTTCTGGCACAGATTCACTGCCTGCCATGTGTACCGATTAATGAGGTAGCAAAAGAGAAACTGCCGCATTACGTCATGAGTGCAACCGCAGAGATCGGGCGTATTGCTGCAGGTGCGGTATCTGGCAATGTAAAAACCAGTGCAGGTCGTCGTGATGCTATCAGCAGCATTAACTCTGTAACACGACTGATGGCGCTGGCTGCTGTTTCATTGCAGGCCCGTTTACAGGCTAACCCGGCGATGGCGAGTGCAGTTGATACCATGACTGGCCTTGGTGCTTCATTCGGTTTGCTGTGAGGTGTTTATGCTGACGAAAGAACCATCATTTGCATCGCTGCTGGTAAAACAAAGCCCGGCAATGCACTACGGTCACGGCTGGATCACGGGTGAGGATGGAAAACGCTGGCATCCATGTCATTCACAAGATGAATTGCTGTCTGAATTGACCACGAGGAAACGGAGAAAGTCCAAATGTATGGGGCAGAAAGTGAAGTGGTTTATCAGTTTCGTTACAGAGGGGAGAGTTATTCAGTACCTGAAGATGATTTGCTCTGTTGCTATCCGTCATTGTCGGGCGATGGCAGTTACTTTTTCACGTTAAAGGATGGGACGTTTTTACGGGGAGAGCAGGTTAAAGAGACGATACGAAAAAATGTATCTCCTCTTGAGCGTTACCGTAAGAACAAAGAACGATAGCTGCGTTTGGGGGATATGAAGTATGGCAATTAATGGCGCTGCAGCAACTGTTCCATTAAGCCCCGGTGAACGTCTGAATGGACTTAATCACATTGCGGAGTTAAGGGCGAAAGTTTTTGGCCTGAATATTGAGTCAGAGCTTGAGCGGTTTATTAAAGATATGCGTGATCCACGGGATATCAATAATGAACAAAATAAACGGGCACTGGCTGCCATATTCTTTATGGCAAAAATTCCAGCTGAACGTCATAGCATCAGCATTAATGAGCTGACCACTGACGAAAAGCGGGAGCTGATTAAAGCAATGAATCATTTTCGTGCAGTGGTGAGCTTATTTCCCAGACGGCTAACCATGCCGAATTAACCAACTAATGAAATTAATGGCGTAAACCCGCCGGGCATCCCTTTATCTAAATTCAGGAGAATTGATTATGCGTAATATTGAAACCATCACGACTAAAACCGGACCGGATGATGCAGGGCTTAATATTTTACTGACAGAGGCTCGTCTGGAAGAACGCCGGGCAAGGGCTGAAGCAATGGCAGCTCGCCTTGATAGCCTGGCGTGTCATATCACATCCCGCCAACTAAACCACGTCGAAGCGGCAGAACTGCTGCGTGTGACTGCTGAAGCAATCCAGAACGAAGCGCAGGAGATCCACTGATGGCTGATGCAATGGATCTCGTACAGCAGCGAGTTGAAGAAGAACGCCAACGTCATATCCGTGCTGCCCGTGCCAAAACGCCGGGCGTGTCCCGCGTGCTTTGCGTTGAGTGTGAAGCGCCAATTCCGCCAGCACGCCGCCGTGCCATTCCGGGTGTGCAGCTTTGCATTACCTGTCAGGAAATCGCAGAGCTGAAAGGCAAACATTACAACGGAGGTGCTGTATGAGCACCATCCTGAAATGGGCGGGAAATAAAACCGCCATTATGTCCGAACTGAAAAAACACCTTCCTGCTGGCCCGCGACTGGTTGAACCTTTCGCGGGTTCCTGTGCTGTGATGATGGAGACGGATTACCCCAGCTATCTGGTTGCGGATATTAATCCTGATTTAATCAACCTCTATAAAAAGGTTGCCTCTGATTGTGAATCGTTTATATCTCGCGCCAGAGTTTTATTTGAGATCGCAAACAGGGGGGTGGCTTATTACAACATAAGGCAGGAGTTTAATTACTCCACTGAAATTACTGATTTCATGAAAGCGGTATATTTCCTGTATCTCAATCGTCACGGTTACCGTGGTTTATGTCGCTATAACAAGAGCGGGCATTTCAACATTCCCTACGGTAATTATAAAAATCCGTATTTCCCTGAAAAAGAAATTCGCGCATTTGCAGAGAAAGCCCAGCGTGCAACGTTTATCTGCGCAAGCTTTGATGAAACGCTGGCGATGCTGCAGGTGGGGGATGTGGTGTATTGCGATCCGCCGTATGACGGTACGTTTTCCGGCTATCACACTGATGGTTTCACTGAAGATGACCAGTATCACCTGGCATCCGTTCTTGAACATCGGTCATCAGAAGGACATCCGGTCATTGTTTCTAACAGTGATACATCCCTGATCCGTTCGCTGTATCGCAATTTTACTCACCACTACATCAAGGCAAAACGCAGCATCGGTGTAGCAGCTGGTGAGAGTAAATCTGCAACAGAAATCATCGCTGTTTCCGGGCCGCGCTGCTGGGTGGGATTTGATCCTTCGCGTGGCGTGGATAGTTCTGCCGTGTACGGAGTGCGTGCATGAGCCATGCTGATATGAACAACTGCAGCGGCTTTAACAAGGTCGCCGCAGCATTCTCATGGAACAGCCCGAAAAAGGCCATTAACCCTTATCTGGACCCGGCGGAAGTTGCGCCGGTTTCTGCGCTTTCAAACCTGATCACTCTGTACGCTACCGATAACGAGCAGGAACAACTGCGCCGCGAGGCACTGAGTGATCAGGTCTGGGAGCGTTATTTCTTTAATGAATCCCGTGATCCTGTCCAACGCGAAATGGAGCAGGATAAGCTCATTAGCCGGGCAAAGATGGCGCATGAGCAGCAGCGTTTTAATCCAGACATGGTCATTCTGGCTGACGTCAACGCCCAGCCTTCCCATATCAGCAAGCCGCTGATGCAACGTATTGAATATTTCAGCAGCCTGGGCAGGCCAAAGGCTTATTCCCGCTATTTGCGTGAGACGATTAAGCCATGTCTGGAACGACTGGAGCATGTACGCGACAGCCAGCTATCTGCATCTTTTCGTTTTATGGCAAGCCATGAAGGGCTGGACGGTCTGCTGATCCTGCCTGAAATGAGTCAGGATCAGGTGAAACGCCTGTCTACCCTTGTCGCTGCGCATATGAGCATGTGTCTTGATGCCGCTTGTGGTGATTTGTACGCCTCCGATGATGTTAAGCCAGAAGAAATCCGCAAGACATGGGAAAAGGTGGCTGCAGAAACCCTGCGACTGGATGTCATACCGCCTGCGTTTGAGCAACTCCGCCGGAAAAGAAACCGCCGCAAACCTGTGCCTTATGAACTCATTCCGGGTTCGCTGGCGCGTATGCTGTGCGCCGACTGGTGGTATCGGAAATTATGGAAGATGCGTTGCGAATGGCGGGAAGAGCAGTTGCGTGCTGTCTGCCTGGTCAGCAAAAAAGCATCTCCCTATGTCAGCTATGAAGCCGTGATGCATAAACGTGAGCAGCGCCGTAAGTCGCTGGAGTTTTTCCGTTCTCATGAACTGGTGAACGAAGACGGCGACACGCTGAACATGGAGGATGTGGTAAACGCCAGCAGCAGCAACCCGGCGCATCGCCGCAACGAGATGATGGCCTGTGTTAAAGGCCTGGAGCTTATCGCGGAAATGCGTGGTGACTGCGCCGTTTTCTACACCATCACCTGTCCGTCACGTTTCCATTCCACGCTAAATAACGGCAGGCCAAACCCGACCTGGACAAACGCGACGGTAAGACAAAGCAGCGATTATCTGGTCGGCATGTTTGCTGCATTTCGTAAGGCTATGCACAAAGCCGGGTTGCGCTGGTATGGCGTGCGGGTGGCTGAGCCGCATCATGACGGCACAGTTCACTGGCACCTGTTGTGTTTCATGCGCAAAAAAGACCGCCGCGCCATTACTGCATTGTTGCGTAAGTTTGCCATCCGAGAAGACCGCGAGGAGCTGGGCAATAACACGGGGCCACGCTTTAAGTCTGAGCTGATAAACCCGCGCAAAGGAACGCCGACAAGCTACATTGCGAAATATATCAGTAAGAATATTGACGGGCGTGGTCTGGCTGGCGAGATCAGTAAGGAAACGGGTAAATCCCTGCGTGATAACGCTGAATACGTTAATGCCTGGGCGTCTCTGCATCGTGTTCAGCAATTCCGCTTCTTTGGCATTCCGGGGCGTCAGGCTTACCGTGAACTGCGATTGCTGGCTGGTCAGGCGGCAAGGCAACAGGGTGACAAAAAAGCAGGTGCGCCGGTACTGGATAACCCGCGCCTTGATGCCATCCTGGCTGCTGCTGATGCTGGTTGTTTTGCCACCTACATCATGAAGCAGGGCGGCGTACTGGTTCCCCGCAAATATCACCTCATCAGAACCGCTTATGAAATCAACGAAGAGCCAACCGCCTATGGCGATCACGGTATTCGTATTTATGGCATCTGGTCACCCATTGCAGAGGGCAAGATCTGCACTCATGCAGTGAAGTGGAAAATGGTTCGTAAGGCCGTTGACGTTCAGGAGGCGGCAGCCGACCAGGGCGCTTGCGCCCCTTGGACTCGTGGCAATAACTGTCCCCTTGCTGAAAATTTGAACCAACAAGGGAAAGACAAATCAGCTGATGGGGATACCAGGACGGACATTACCCGCATGGATGACAAGGAGTTGCACTATTACCTGCACAGTATGAGCAAAAAAGAGCGCCGGGAACTGGCTGCAAGGTTACGCCTGGTGAAACCGAAACGGCGTAAAGACTACAAACAGCGAATTACAGACCATCAGCGACAGCAGCTCGTCTATGAACTGAAGTCCAGAGGATTTGATGGCAGCGAGAAAGAGGTCGATTTACTCCTTCGCGGCGGCAGTATTCCGTCAGGAGCAGGCCTGCGTATCTTCTATCGGAACCAGCGTTTGCAGGAAGATGATAAGTGGCGAAACCTGTATTAATTACGCGGGTTAACAATTCGTGCTCTTAATAATACCAGGCATATCAGGCTGATGAACGTAAAAAACGTTTTACATCAGTATGATTATTATATACTGTAAATATAAACAGTGGTTATGCATACAGTATTGCTTGTGGTGTCATAGGAGGAAAGATGCAGGACTATTTTTTGGAGTCTTTGAAGCTCCAGCGCATTGATTTTTTTCTTAAGCTTGTAGCGGCTAGTGAGTGTAGTGATGAAGAGAAGGGGCTGGCTTTGCAGTGGGTTTCTGAACTGACAGATGAACTCATGGCAAAAATCAGAACCCACGAATACAACCGCTCAATGGATGTCATCAGCTGAGGTGACTTTTATGCGCATTGAAATAATGATCGATAAAGAGCAGAAGATTAGCCAGTCTACCCTGGATGCCCTTGAATCCGAGCTTTACCGCAATCTGCGCCCCCTGTATCCCAAAACGGTAATTCGTATCCGCAAAGGTAGCTCTAACGGTGTGGAACTGACCGGACTGCAACTGGACGAAGAAAGAAAACAAGTGCTGAAAATTATGCAGAAGGTGTGGGAAGACGACTGCTGGCTGCATTGATAGGTTTCGTTTGTAATGAGTCATGTTTTTTGAGTCCGATAGTAGACAGCTAGAGGGATAAATGATTAATAGATAGATTAAACATAGTGATGGGCGTAAAATCGCGCGCATTTTATTGGCAACGGATCTGAACTCAATGGCGGATAAGACTCAATCAGTAAGTATTGTGTATCAAGGCAAAGCTCTCGACGATCATAAGATGGATATTCTTTCGTTTGCGAAAAGTTTGCAGGGGCTAGGTGAGGCTATCTACTCTGCAAATGAGATTGTAAACGGAGGGCGAGACATTGAAGTTAACGTTGACGCTGAATTGATAGCCGGTTCCTTTGGGTTTGATATTGAGGTTGTACAACATCTAGCTAATGCTAAAGATGTTGTACAAATTTTAGGTTTGTCAGCCATTCCTTTAGCCGTTGGCGGTGCTACAGTTTTAGAGGTTCTCAAGAAGCTTAACGGGCGTAAGATCGACATAGTCGAGAAAGCTAACGGTAGTGACAAAGTTAAGCTGAAAGTCGATGGTGAAGAGATTGTTTGCTCTGAAGATGTCGAAAAAATCGTTAATGCCCCAGAGATTCGTAAGGCTGTTGACGCGTTTGTCAGACAGCCTCTGTTACAAGATGGTATCGACAATTTTGTGGTAAAAAAATCGCGCACCTCTAAGAAAGAAATCCTCAAAATTCATAAAGATGAGGCAGAAGAGTTTAAGTCGCCAAAAGTTCTCTTTGAAACCAAAGAAGAAGTTGACGAATTTGAAACAACCGTGACATTCGTTTCGGCGCATACTGACAAAAAAAGTGGCTGGCGTGTTGAGTTTGGCGGTGAAAAGCGCAATGTCAGAATGGAAGATAATGAGTTCATCAAGCTTGTTACTGGACCAGACGCCCCCAAAATTTTTGGCGAATTGTTTGCTGTGAAGATGAAGAAAATTGTGAAAGATTCCGGTGGCCAGGTAGACGAAAAGTTATCGATCATCAAAGTGGGTCGACACTTTGCCGCCAAAGATAGAAAAATAAAACCTGATGCGGATTAAAAATGTCTATAGATATTAGTGTGTTAGGATGGTTGGGGCTGCTTGTTGCAGCTCCAGCTATATTTATAGGTGCTAGAGTGGCTATACGTAGCCTGCTCGATCGAGTTATTGTCGAAACAAAAGTTTCTATCACTTATACTGATGCAAACAAAAATGTCTATAAAACAAATATTTATATAAACAATGATGATGAGTTAATAAAGCTCATCGATGATATAGCAGAGAAAAATAAGCGTGAGAGGAAGGAGTCAGCCTCTCATGCCTGAACAAAAGAAAACAAGCGGTAAAGCAGTCGGTGTTACAGGTGGCGGCGGTGTAGGCCTTTTCCTAATAAAGCTGGCTAGCTTCATTACAGATCCAACATGGAAAGACCTTTACATTGCTTCAATACCGATGGTGTCAATTCTTTTAAGCGAAGTTTTTACTTTTGCATGGACGATTTATGCTGTTGATCCGCAAGAAATCAAACTGAAAAGGCGGTTGAAGGCTCTGAAGAAGCAAGCCGAAGCAGTTTTAAATGCACCATCGTCCCCTGTTTCTCCAGAAATGCGAGAGAAAGCGCAGGCTCGTTACGACGTGATCTGTGGAATTGAAATGGGAATTTACCCCCTCTCAATTGTAAATACGCTAGATGGAAAAGTATCCCCCACAGCGCAAACGCCGGACGTTAAATAGCAGTTTCTACTTTGCATGTCTATGCTGCATGAAATCGCATGATCGTTTGAGGATCGTTTTTGCAAAAGCCCGCCAGAACTGGCGGGCTTTTGCGTAGAGCATGCATCTGCATGAAAACCACTACATAAAGCGGGCAGGCGTGGCGGGGATACGAGCGCGCGCATTGAGTTAAAATTTCTTGAGTTGATGAAAATAAGATGTATTTTAATTTGGCACAGAAAAACCTAATAACTCACAAGGATAATGATAATAATGCAAATAGTTTCCATCATAAATTATAAAGGTGGCGTTGGTAAAACAACAGTTACGTCTAATTTAGCCGCTGAATTAGCATTCCGAGGAAAGAATGTTTTAGTTCTGGATATGGATGCTCAGGCAAGCCTGACATTTTCGTTTCTAACTCCCGATTATTGGGATGAACATCTTAAAAATGAAAGGACCATTAAAAAACTGGTTTGATTGTATTAGTCAGGGAGAGCAAACAATGCCTCTTTCGACTCTAAGAGTACGACCTGAACCTGTTAATAGTAGATTTGATAGAAAAGGTGGATGTTTGGATTTAATATCTTCCCACCTCGGGTTGATAAATGTTGATCTTGAGCTTGCGACTCTTCTAGGAGGGGCTAGCCCCAGTCAAACTCAAAAAAAATATCTTAAAGTTCATGGTAAACTTAGAGAGGAACTTCAAATACTAGCTGACGAAATGAATTATGATGTTGTTTTAATTGATTGTCCACCTAACTTTAATATCGTAACAAAAAATGCTTTGATTGCATCAGATAAGATTTTGATACCAGCAAAACCTGATTATTTGTCAACGCTAGGTATTGATTATTTAAAAAGAAGCGTAGATTCTCTAGTTACAGACTATAATTTCTATGCCGATAAAGATGAAGATTATGAAAGGGTATCTCCTGAGATTCTCGGAGTAGTTTTTACTATGATTCAAATTCATTCAGAACAACCTATTGCCGCGCAAAGACAGTATATTGCGCAGACAAAACGTCTAGGTGTTCCCGTATTTGATGCTATTTTTAGGGAGAATAAAACTATCTTTGCTGATGCCCCTAGAGATGGAATTCCTGTAGCATTAATTGGCTACTCGCATTCAACTCACTCTTCTATTGTAGGAGAGATTGAGGATTTTGTTGATGAATTCCTTCAAAAGATTGGAGAATAAAAGTGAGTAAAGCTAAAACTTTAACTGTGCTATTTCGTGAATTACAAGATGCAGTTCTTGAACTCAATGAAGGGGAATTGGAAAAAATTATTTCAGGCGAGTATCAATTCGTCCTTAAGGTAGTTAAAAAACGTAATAGTACTGGTGCAAAGATAAGTTCAGTAGATAATTTTAGCTATAACGAATTGCTTGTTTTACTTAACCAGTGTGAGTCAAGAGAACAAGGTTGCGAGCTTTTGTCGCGTGAGCTTAAGACTAAATCTGAGTTTGAAAAATTCGCTCGTCATGTCGAGGTCGCTGTAATGAAAAGCGATAAACTCGAGAAAATTAGAGATAATATTATTGAGTCGACAGTAGGTGCTAAACTCCGTTCTGATGCTATTCAGAATAAAAAGTAATTAATAGCCGCCAATTTGGCGGCTATTTGTCATAGTTCATAGTTCGTAAAATTAATGACATTTTCGCCAAGCCACCTATTTAACTCTTCTAATCGTTTCTGAAGAGGCAATAGTTCATTACGTACAAAAACCTTACTAGCCTTCTCCACATCCCCAAAACCCCCAACATTATTCGGCATAATCCCCATCATCTGTGGCGGAACACGATGCGCGGCCATCATGTCATCACGACTCACGTTCTTGATGTTCAGAAATTCATCTTTCGCTGCGACTTCTGACAACGGGATGATCTGAAGTCCGTCCTTTTTGCCGTTAGGCGAGTACATAAACAGATTTCGGAAGTTGCCAGGGCCTTTGGCGCTTTTCATCGCATTGCGGAGGTTGTTCACATCCTCCTGGTTCTGCGCGGCATCGGTCATGTACATGATGAAGCCAGCATGACTACCGTTAATGTAATACTTCCGGCGGAACAGCGTGGCGGACTCGTTGAGCAAAGCGGATGGGATGGCAGAAAGATAGCCGGGCAGGCCGTAGATCTCCTGATTAATATCCGGTTCCATCAGATGAAAAATGCTGCCTTTCGTGAACTGATACGGCTGGGTTGTCATACCGTATTGCACAAACCAGTAGGTATCCAGGTCTAACCCGCGTCGGGTGTATTTCGCCAGGGCAGGTTCAAGGGCGATCACTTCACCGAAGCGGTTCGAGCGTTTCTCCAGGTAGGCGTTACCAAATACCAGATAGTCCTGCACAAAACGTGAAAACGCCTGCTGGCTGAGCAGCGGATGAGGGATGTAGGTGCTGGTCAGTATGTTGCACTTTACGGCAATCGGTGAGCTGTGGTGCACGGCGGCGCGAAAGGTTCGCGCCAGCCCGTCGAAACTCACTGGTGGCTCATACCAGCGGTCCATCTGTACGCATTCCACATAGTCCAGTAATTCGCGGCGGTCCAGAACAGGAACGGGATCACCGAAGCTGAATGCTTCGGCTGAAGTCTGGTTTTTATGCAGGATCTGATTCGTCGCCGCAGCGCGGTTTTTCTTACTCTTTCCCATCAAAAAATCTCCACAATATTGCTGGTATTGGCGGACTCGCCCTGCAGCGGTTCGTTAAACAGTGCGTGCATTGTTGCCCAGGCCAGATCGGCATGGCTGGCTTCTTCGCTGCGGCTGGCTTCATAGGTTGGGCGGTTGCCGCTGGCGGTGGTGGCGCGACGGATTGCCATAAATGACTGCGCTATGTCGGTGTGTCCGGCGTCAAACTCCAGACGACGGTGACTGATAATGTCGTAGGCCTTGAGTACCAGGGCGTTTTTAACGTTGGGGTTGTAGACAAACTCCCGGACGGCTGGAAAAAACGCTTTCACGTTCTCGTAAACCCCGTGGCCGACACCTGTCGAGTCGATGCCGATGTAGGTCACGTTGTACTGCTCGGTCAGTTTTTTGATGGCGTCAGCCTGGGCGCGGAAGTCCATCCCGCGCCACTGGTGACGCTCAAGAATGCGGAACTTACCACCCGGCACGGCTGGCGGTGCCACCACCACGCATCCGGCGCTGTCGCCGTTTTGCGTACCTTTTGCCGGGTCATAACCGATCCACACTTCGCGCCAGCCAAACGGGCGCAGCGCCAGTGCATGAAAGTCGGTCCAGACTTCCCAACTGTCCACCATGCACGCCTGCAGCTCGCTGAGCGGAAACACGGACGCGAGATCGTCCACAAACTCGCACATCAGCAGGTTCTGGTATTCGTCCGGGCTGTACTCCATGCGTAGCTGGTCGAGGTCGAACAGGTTACAGCCGCCGCGCACCGCATCTTCCACGGTGACTATCTGGCGGTATTGCCCGTCTGCGCACAGCAGGCCGGGGGCCAGATTGCTGTGGGACAGGTCGATGTCCACCTTATCGGCTTTGTTGCGCCCACGGTTGAACAGTGCACCGGACCAGAACGGATAAGCACTGTGTGTCAGGCTGGATGGCGTGGAAAAATAGGTCTGTCGCCATTTCTTGTGAATAGCCATACCGGAAGCCACTTTGCGCAGTTCCTGGAATTTTGGTATCCAGAAATATTCATCCAGATACAGGTTGCCGTGGTAACTCTGGGCAGTGCGGGCATTGGTGCCGAGGAAGTAAAGCGTGGCCCCGTTAGGAAGCACCATCGGATCGCCTTTCAGCTCCACCTCCACTTCTTTGGCAAAGTCGATGATGTACTGCTTAAAGACGTGGGCCTGTGCCTTACTGGCGGAAAGGAAAATCTGGTTACGTCCGGTCAGCAGGGCGTCAATCAGGGCTTCACGGGCAAAATAGAAGGTCGCGCCGATCTGGCGTGACTTCAGCAGGTTGCGGATGCGGTTGGTTTTTCCGGCTTCCCACCAGTGGCGCTGGTAGTTGAACATGGAGGAATGGAAGATTTCTTCCAGCTTCTCAATCTGTTCATCGGTGAAAACATTCTTTTCAGGCTGACGGCGCGGGCCTTTGTTGCGGTTGGCGACGTTAGGGTTTAAGTCGGCTTCGTTGCCGCCATTGTTAAACTTGCCGATCCGCGCGTGGCGCTCAGACTGGCGCGCCAGCAGGTCAATCTCTTTGAAATCTTTCCCTTCTTTGTGCTCCTTCATGATGAGCTGGCAGTAGCGTGCGGCGGTGGTGAGCTGCATCTGATCCAGCGGCCCATAGTCACCCCACTTGTCGCGTTTTTTCCAGCTGTGAACGGTTGCAACTTTCTCGCCCAGCATTTCAGCAATGCGGGCGACGCGGTATCCCTGAAAGTACAGCAGCATGGCCTGCCGACGGGGATCGAGATCTGCGGGTGTCAGTGTGGTGTTCATGGCACAAACCTACAGCCTTGAATGAAGGCTTTCCCCGCCTGCGGTTTGTGTGGTTGTCGGTACAAATACCGCGCATTGTTTCACTGCCCCCATCACCGCAACCATAAGGCTCCAGTAAGTTTTTTCTAACGGAGCACGGCTCATGACAGTGAAAGCAAAGCGTTTTCGCATCGGGGTGGAAGGTGCCACCACCGACGGACGCGAAATCCAGCGTGAATGGCTGGAACAGATGGCAGCCAGCTACAACCCGGCGGTGTATACCGCGCTGATTAACCTTGAGCACATCAAGTCTTATCTGCCGGACAGCACCTTTAACCGCTACGGCAAGGTGACGGCGCTGTTTGCTGAAGAAATCACGGAAGGTCCGCTGGCAGGCAAGATGGCGCTGTATGCCGACGTTGAGCCAACGGAGTCCCTGGTGGAACTGGTGAAAAAAGGCCAGAAATTATTCACCTCTATGGAGGTCAGCCCGAAGTTCGCTGATACGGGCAAAGCCTACCTGGTCGGCCTGGCTGCCACTGATGACCCTGCCAGTCTGGGTACGGAAATGCTGACATTCAGCGCCAGTGCAGCCCATAACCCGCTGGCAAACCGCAAGCAGAATCCTGCCAATCTCTTTACCGCTGCAGAGGAAACGGTGATCGAACTGGAAGAAATCCAGGACGACAAACCGTCCCTGTTTGCCCGCGTCACGGCGCTGTTTACCAAAAAAGAGCAGTCCGATGACGCCCGGTTCTCTGATGTGCATAAGGCCGTGGAGCTGGTCGCCACTGAGCAGCAGAATCTGAGCGCACGCACCGAAAAATCCCTGTCTGAGCAGGAAGAACGCCTGTCTGAGCTGGAGACTGCCCTGCAGGCACAGCAAACCGTCTTTAACGAACTGGTGGACAAGCTGAGTCATGAAGACAGCCGCCAGGACTACCGCCAGCGTGCAACAGGCGGTAACGCCCCCGCTGACACTCTGACCAATTGCTGATGGAGCACAAAACCCGATGAAGAAGAATACCCGCTTTGCTTTTAACGCTTACCTGCAGCAGCTGGCGCGTCTGAACGGTGTGGCAGTTGAAGAACTGTCCAGCAAATTCACTGTGGAGCCGTCTGTGCAGCAGACGCTGGAAGACCAGATCCAGCAGTCCGCCGCTTTCCTGACGCTGATTAACGTCACGCCAGTGACTGAGCAGTCCGGTCAGCTGCTGGGGCTGGGTGTTGGCAGCACCATTGCCGGAACCACTGACACCACCGCGAAAGAGCGTGAACCTGTCGATCCGACGCTGATGGTCGATGTGGAATATAAATGCGAGCAGACCAACTTTGACACGGTGCTGACCTACGCGAAGCTGGACCTGTGGGCGAAGTTTCAGAATTTCCAGGTGCGTATCCGTGACGCCATCGTGAAACGTCAGGCACTGGACCGCATCATGATCGGCTTTAACGGCTTGAAGCGTGCGAAAACCTCCAACCGTAGTGAAAACCCGCTGCTGCAGGATGTGAACAAAGGCTGGCTGCAGAAAATCCGTGAGGATGCACCGGATCATGTCATGGGCAGCACCACCACGGGCGGTGAAACCACACCGGGCGCGGTGAAAGTCGGGAAAGGTGGCGAATATGCCAACCTGGACGCCGTGGTGATGGATGCCGTCAATGAGCTTATCGACGTGGTCTACCAGGACGATGACGATCTGGTGGTGATTTGCGGCCGTGAACTGCTGTCTGACAAGTATTTCCCGCTGGTCAACAAAGAGCAGGAAAACAGTGAAAAACTGGCTGCCGATATGATCATCAGTCAGAAGCGCATGGGGGGCCTGCAGGCCGTGCGTGCGCCGTTCTTCCCGCCGAATGCGCTGCTGATCACCCGTCTGGATAACCTGTCCATCTACTGGCAGGAAGATACCCGCCGCCGTTCAGTTATCGACAACCCGAAACGTGACCGGATTGAAAATTTTGAATCCGTTAACGAAGCCTATGTGGTTGAGGACTACCGCTGCGCCGCACTGGTGGAAAACATCCAGATTGGCGACTTCAGCGCCGCCGCAGCAGAAACCGGAGCGTAATCCATGAGCCTGAGTCCCGCACGGCAGCATCGCCTGCGCGTTCAGGCTGAACAGGCCGCCCGCGAGGGCGGCAGTGTTCGCCACGCGTCGGGCTATGACCTGATGCTGCTGCAACTGGCGGAAGACCGCCGCCGTCTCAAGGGCGTTCAGTCCACGGTGAAAAAAGCGGAAATCAAGGTGGAGCTGCTGCCGAAATATGCCGCCTGGGCGGAGGGCGTCCTGGCTGCCGGAGGCGCTCAACAGGATGACGTGCTGATGTACGTGATGCTGTGGCGCATTGATGCCGGAGATTATGCCGGGGCGCTGGAGATTGGGCGTCATGCCCTGCGTCATGGCTGGGTGATGCCGCTGGGTAACCGCAACGTGCAGACCGTGCTGGCAGAGGAAATGGCAGACGCCGCGCAGAGCGCAATGTTTGCCGCCACCGGCTTTGATGCCGATCTGTTGCTGCAGACGCTGGAGCTGACAGACGGTCTGGATATGCCGGACCAGTCACGGGCGCGTCTGCATAAAGCGATTGGCGCTGTCCTGAGTGAAAGCAACCCGGCTTCCGCCCTTAATCATCTCAACCATGCGTTACAGCTCGATCCCCGCTGTGGCGTGAAAAAAGACAAACAGCAGCTGGAGCGCAGACTGCGCAATGATAGCCGCTGACAGAACGTGCCCCCGCGCACAGGCGGCACGGGGTGGCGAAAGGCACTGCCACATCAAAACCTCGTCCACCGCCCTCTATTTCAGGAGAAAGCAGCATGAAGTTTGTTGCGCCAGAACAGGCACCGGAACAGGCGGAAATCATCAGAAATACGCCGTTCTGGCCTGATGTGGACCTGTCGGAGTTTCGCAGTGTCATGCGCACTGACGGCACGGTGACGCAGCCGCGTTTAAAGCAGGTTGCCCTGTCGGCAATTTCGGAGGTCAACGCTGAGTTGTATGAGTTTCGCAGACGTCAGCAGATGCTGGGGTATGCGTCGCTGGCTGAGGTTCCGGCGGAACTGCTGGACGGGAAAAGTGAGCGCATTCAGCACTATTTCAACGCGGTTTACTGCTGGGCACGCGCCATGCTCAACGAGCGTTATCAGGACTATGACGCCACGGCGTCCGGTGTGAAGCGGGGCGAGGAACTGGCGGAAGCAAGCGGTGATTTGTGGCGTGACGCCCGCTGGGCCATCAGCCGGGTGCAGGATGCGCCGCACTGCACAGTGGAGCTTATCTGATGAAAGTGCGTGCGCATCAGTATGACACGGTGGACGCGCTTTGCTGGCGTCATTACGGGCGCACGCAGGGTGTCACGGAGCAGGTACTGAAGGCAAATCCGGGGCTTGCCGAATACGGCCCCTTTTTACCTCACGGGCTGCAGGTGGAGCTGCCGGACATTCTGACAACCACCACCGTGCAGACCGTCCAGCTATGGGACTGAATTATGACGCTTGAGCGAATCAGCGCCTTTATCACGTATTGCATCGCCGTCGTGCTGGCCTGGCTGGGCGATTTGTCCATCAAGGATGCCTCAACGCTGGGCGGCCTGATGATTGGTGTACTGATGCTGGCTATCAACTGGTACTACAAACACAAAGCCTACCAGCTTCTGCGCGACGGGCAGATCTCGCGGGAGGACTATGAATCCATCAATCGTTAAACGCTGCCTTGTCGGGGCCGTGCTGGCTATTGCTGCCACGCTGCCGGGTTTTCAGCAGCTTCACACCTCCGTGGAGGGGCTGAAACTGATTGCTGATTACGAAGGCTGTCGTCTGCAGCCGTATCAGTGCAGCGCGGGTGTCTGGACCGACGGCATTGGTAATACGTCGGGCGTCATTCCCGGCAAAACCATTACGGAGCGACAGGCAGCAGAAGGGCTGATCTCCAACGTGCTGCGTGTGGAGCGGGCGCTGGAAAGGTGTGTGAAGCAACAGCCGCCGCAGAAGGTGTATGACGCTGCGGTGTCGTTTGCCTTCAACGTGGGAACGGGCAATGCCTGCAGTTCCACACTGGTGAAATTACTCAATCAGCGGCGCTGGGCGGATGCGTGCCGACAGTTGCCGCGCTGGGTTTATGTGAAAGGTGTTTTTAATCAGGGGCTGGATAACCGCCGTGCGCGGGAGATGGCCTGGTGCTTACAGGGAGCAAACTGAAATGAAAAAGAAAGTAATCAGCGGGCTGTTTCTGATGTTATGGATGGCGCTGTTGATCGCAGCAATGGTGTATCCACAGGGGATTTTTCCGGTACTGGCAGCGTCCGGTGTCTGGGTAGCCTGTCTGCTGACATGGGCGGTAATTCCGGTAGCACTGGCTGCGTTAATTAAGAACGGCCCGCTCTGGCAGGAGTTGAGGGCATCTTTGCTAAAGACCATTACCCGAAAAGAAAACGTATTTATCAGCTGGGTGATGCGATTGCTGATTGTCGTAAGTTTCGCCTGGACGGGGTGGGCTATTACCCTGGTCTTTTATCTGCTGACCGTTATTGCCTTCTGGATGATCCGTAATCAGATTGCGCAACAGGTAGCAGCATGAACCGGTTGCTGCTGGTTGTGCTGGCGTTATTACTGGCGGCGCTGGGCTGGCAGACGTGGCGGCTGGCTGATGCCAGCCAGACCATCAGCACGCAGGCAGACGAGCTTCGGAGCAAAAGCCAGGCACTGGCAAAGAGCAACAGCCAGCTTATCAGCCTGTCCATTCTGACTGAAACCAATAACCGGGAGCAGGCGCGGCTCTATGCCGAAGCAGAACAGACCAGTGTACTGCTGAGACAACGACAACACCGGATTGAGGAACTGAAACGTGAGAACGAGGATTTACGCCGCTGGGCTGATACTCCTTTGCCTGCTGACATTATCCGGCTGCGGGAACGCCCCACACTCACCCGAGGTGCAGCTTACCGTCAGTGGTTGTCCGCGAGTGACGCCGTGTCGGCTGGGGCAGGCAGCGCCGCGCACTAACGGTGACCTGAACGCGTTGCTGGATGAAACGGAGGCCGCCTGGGCGGTCTGTGCAGACAAAGTGGACATGATTATTGCGTGTCAGGAGCGAAACAGTGAATAAACCACAATCCCTGCGCCACGCCCTCAATAAAGCGGTGCCTTATGTCCGCAATAACCCGGACAAACTGCATCTGTTTGTGGATAACGGTTCGCTGGTTGCCACGGGGGCCAGCTCCATGTCATGGGAGTACCGCTATACCCTGAACGTGGTGATAGAGGATTTCAGCGGCGACCAGAATCTGCTGATGGCCCCGGTTTTGCTGTGGCTGAGGGATAACCAGCCCGATGCCATCAATAACCCGGCGTTACGGGAAAAACTATTCACCTTTGAGGTGGATATTCTGCGCAACGATGTCTGTGATATCAGCCTGAACCTGCAACTGACGGAGCGTGTGCTGGTCAGCACTGACGGTAGTGTGTCGAGCGTTGAAGCTATAGCGGAACCTGATGAACCTGAAGAAATGTGGACGGTGAAACGTGGCTGAACTGCAGAAAGTGGACGACTGGCTGAGTGCCTTGCTGGCGAATCTGGAACCAGCCGCCAGAAGCCGCATGATGCGCCAGCTGGCGCAGGAACTGCGCCGGACACAGCAGCAGAACATCAGGATGCAACGCAATCCTGATGGCAGCAGCTATGAACCGAGGCGAGTAACAGCACGCAGTAAAAAAGGCCGTATCAAACGGCAGATGTTTACAAAACTTCGCACCACAAAATACCTGAAAACCGCCGCCAGCGAGGATTCTGCCAGCGTGCAGTTTGAAGGTAAGGTGCAGCGCATTGCCCGCGTTCACCATTATGGCCTGCGTGATCGCGTCAGCCGCAAAGGACCGGAGGTCCGTTACGCAGAGCGTCGCCTTCTGGGCGTAAATGATGATGTTGAGGCAATGACCCGCGACATGATTCTGCAATGGTTGGCGGGGTGATTTTTGTATCAGCAGTGATACAAGTTGCAGCACTGCCGCCTTTCTTCCCCTGATGGCAACCTTTCCCTATGAACGCACAATTAACCGAAATCATGCGCCTTATCACCAATCTGATCCGCACTGGTGTAGTCACCGAAGTGGACCGGGAACACTGGCTTTGTCGGGTGAAAACGGGCGACCTTGAAACCAACTGGATTAACTGGCTGACGCTGCGCGCGGGTAATGCCCGCACATGGTGGAAACCATCGGAAGGTGAGCAGGTGGTGCTGCTGAGTTTGGGCGGCAATCTGGAAACTGCCTTTGCGCTGCCCGCTGTCTATTCGAATCAGTTCGCACCACCGTCGACGTCGGCAGACGCCTGCGTGACAGAACATCCTGACGGTGGCTGGTTTGAATACGAACCCGCCACCGGGCGCTGGTATGTCAGGGGCATCAAATCAATGGTCATTGAGGCCGCTGACAACATCACCATGAAAACCAGTGAGTTTGTACTGGAGGCTGACCGCACGCGCATTAGCAGCGAAGTGGTGATCAATGGTGGTGTTACCCAGGGCGGCGGAGCGATGAGTTCTAACGGGATCGTGGTTGATGCGCATCAGCATACTGGCGTCCTGAAAGGCGGCGATACAACCGGAGGACCGGTATGACGCTTTATAGCGGGATGAACAATACCAGCGGCAAAGTCATTACTGATATTGACCATCTGCGCCAGTCGGTGCAGGACATTCTGCTGACGCCGCAGGGTAGCCGCATTGCTCGTCGTGAATATGGTTCCCTGCTGTCGGCACTGATAGACCAGCCACAAAATCCGGCGTTACGCCTGCAGGTCATGTCGGCAGTGTATGTGGCGCTGAGTCGCTGGGAGCCACGGCTGACGCTGGATTCCATCACCATCAACAGCAACTTTGACGGTTCTATGGTGGTGGAGCTGACCGGGCGGCGGAATAACGGTATGCCTGTTTCCCTTTCCGTATCAACAGGAGCAGAGAATGGCAGTGATTGACCTTTCGCAGTTGCCTGCGCCGCAGATTGTGGATGTGCCGGACTTTGAGACGCTGCTTGCCGAACGCAAGGCCGAATTTGTTGCGCTTCATCCGAAAGATGAGCAGGAAGCAGTGATCCGCACGCTGGAACTGGAATCTGAACCCGTCACCAAATTGCTTCAGGAGAACGCTTACCGTGAGTTGCTTCTGCGCCAGCGCATTAACGAAGCCGCGCATGCTGTGATGGTGGCTTACGCGATGGGCGGCGATCTTGACCAGCTCGCTGCCAACTACAACGTGAAACGCCTGACGGTGACGCCTGCTGATAATGACGCTGTGCCACCCGTTGCGGCTGTGATGGAAAGCGATGAAGCGTTACGCCTGCGTGTGCCTGCAGCCTTTGAAGGGCTTTCTGTTGCGGGGCCAACTGCAGCTTATGAATTTCATGCCCGAAGCGCCGACGGTCGGGTGGCGGATGCCAGTGCAACCAGCCCGGCACCTGCAGAGGTGGTGCTGACTGTCCTTAGCCGCGAAGGCGATGGAACAGCAGAAAAAGACCTGCTGGATGTGGTGGAGAACGCCCTGAACAGTGAGAACGTCCGCCCGGTGGCTGACCGTCTGACGGTTCGCAGCGCAGAAATCATACCGTACCGCGTGGAAGCCACCATTTTTCTCTATCCGGGGCCGGAAGCAGAGCCGGTAATGGCAGCGGCAAAAGCCAGCCTGCAGAAGTACATCGCCAGTCAGACGCGGCTTGGTCGGGATATTCGCCGTAGCGCCATCTTTGCCGCCCTGCATGTTGAGGGTGTGCAGCGTGTGGAGCTGGCTTCGCCGCTGGCGGATGTGGTTTTGAACAAAACGCAGGCGGCATCATGTACGCAGTGGAGCGTAACCAACGGGGGAACGGATGAATAGTCTGCTGCCATCGGGGTCAACTTCACTGGAGCGCCGACTGGCGCAGACCTGTAGCGGGATTTCTGATCTGCAGGTGCCGCTGCGTGACTTGTGGAATCCGGCTACCTGCCCGGTCAGCTTCCTGCCTTATCTCGCCTGGGCGTTCTCTGTGGATCGCTGGGACGAAGGCTGGACAGAAAGCGTCAAGCGCCAGGTGGTGAAGGATGCTTTTTATATTCATCAGCATAAAGGGACCACCAGTGCCGTGCGGCGGGTGGTGGAGCCGTTCGGCTTTCTGATCCGCATTATTGAGTGGTGGCAGACCGGAGAGGCACCGGGCACGTTTCGTCTGGATATCGGCGTGCAGGACCAGGGCATCACTGAAGATACCTATCTGGAACTTGAGCGGCTGATAAGCGATGCCAAACCATGTAGCCGTCACATGATCGGCATGTCCATCAATCTGCAGACCAGCGGTCCGCATTGGGTGGGGGCCGCCAGCTATCTTGGCGAAGAAATCACGATCTATCCGTATATCAACGAAACAATTATTTCCGGCGGCACCGCGCATGAAGGTGGGGCGGTCCATGTTATTGACACAATGAGAGTGAATCCATGAGCACAAAATTTTATACCCTGCTGACGGATATTGGCGCGGCGAAACTTGCCAGCGCCGCCGCGCTCGGTGTGCCTTTAAAAATTACCCATATGGCGGTCGGCGATGGCGGCGGAACATTGCCAACGCCGGACGCAAAGCAGACAGCATTGGTAAATGAGAAACGCCGGGCTGCGCTGAATATGCTCTATATCGACCCGCAGAACAGCAGCCAGATTATTGCCGAACAGGTGATCCCAGAAAACGAGGGCGGTTGGTGGATACGTGAAGTGGGCCTGTTTGATGAGTCCGGGGCATTGATTGCCGTGGGCAACTGCCCGGAAAGCTATAAGCCACAACTGGCTGAAGGCAGCGGGCGCACCCAGACCGTGCGCATGGTGCTGATTACCAGCAGTACGGACAATATCACCCTGAAAATCGACCCTGCTGTCGTGCTGGCAACCCGTCATTATGTAGATCAACAAATAGAAATTCATGAGCAATCGCGCCGCCATCCTTCTGCGTCTTTGACAGAAAAGGGATTTGTACGTCTGTATAGCGGTGTGGAAAGCAATGATGAAACAGTCGCTGCAACGCCAAAAGCAGTGAAAATAGCGATGGATAATGCCAGCGCCAGACTGGCAAAAGACCGCAATGGTTCTGATATTCCCAATCCGGCACTGTTTGTTCAGAATCTGGGATTGAAAACGACTGTTGATAAAGCTGCATCAGCGATTCAGCCAGGAGATTATGGAATTGGCCTGGCTTATCTGAAAACCATGGGAACCAAATCGCAATTTTTTGCTTATGGTACAGCTGTCGGATATCCAGAAGTGCCAACACATGGTGCTGGTTTCCAGGCCTGTTACAACGACAATCGACGTGCACAGATTTATGTCGCTAATGATGGCAAGATGTACTGTCGATTCAGCATGTTATCGAAAATTGCCGATGATGAAACACCGTGGAATCAGGTGTTCACCAGTGCACATTATCCAGAAGCATCAGTGAGTGTTAAAGGAATGGTGCAACTGGGGAACGATGTAAACAGCGTGTCAGAAAATGTTGCGGCGACATTGAAAGCGGTAAAAATTGCGATGGACAACGCCAGCGCGAGACTGGCAAAGGACCGCAATGGTGCTGATATTCCTGACCCGACTTTGTTTATTCAGAATCTGGGACTTAAACCGACGGTTGATAAGGCTGAAAGTGCTCTGCAACAGGGAGCATACGGAATCGGTAGCAATAATAACTACGAAATGGGTGAGGTTTCACAGTTTCTTGCATATTCAGGTAATGCAGATGAAGTGCCATCGAATGGTGCAGGTTTTCAGGCTGCGTATAACAAGAACAGACGCGCGCAGATTTTCATCACCGGAGCAGGGGAAATGTATCACCGTTTCAGCGGCTCTGATACGGTTAAAGACAATACAACACTATGGCGTCGGGGTGTTTGTGAAGATGAATTTTCATTTGGCAGCAATTATCACCGAATAACTGGCGGTGTGCTGAAGCAGTTTTTTAACAGTTATTTTTCCGGGGCAACTGGTGTGGTGAATAAAGAGTATCAGGTGAATTTTCCGACACCATTTGCCCGTCAGTGCTGGTACGTGA